GCTTGTACGGCTAGTCTTGACAATAGTGGCATTAACTAATTCCTATTTAAACTGTGTTTGAGATACAAATACTGTAAATGTAGCTGAACCTGTTTTAACGATAGTGTATGAGTAAGCATCTATACCTGATGCGTTACCACTTGACCATGCTGTACCACCTTGATATTTAGGTGTAACAGATGTACCATCAATTGTAATTGCATTGTTATAATATGCTGTAGCACCTTGTGATACTAAAAATACTACTGTAAGAGCTTGTCCTGTGGACATAAGAGTATTTAAAGATGTACCACTTGATCCTCTAAAGTTTACAGTCCAGTTAGCACTTGCGTTTGTTGTGTAGTATAATACTGATTGAGTAGTTACATCATAATTGATTGTACCTGTAGCTGCTGTTGCAGATACTGTTGCTACTTCTGCTGCGTCTTGGAATACTGCAGCTAATGTAGAAGATGAACCTGCAAATGTTTGTGTGGCTGTAAATGATGTAGCTGTTGCTGGTGCTACAAAATCTGTACCTGCTGTTGCAGCACTAATAGCTGAAGTACCATTTCCTTTAAGAACACCTGTAAGAGTAGTTGCACCAGTACCACCTGAGCCTACAACTAATGTTGATGACAATCCAGCAGCTGTTCCAGTTGTATTTTGATTTAAAGTTGGGAAAGTACAGTTTGTTAAATCACCTGAAGCTGGTGTACCTAATACAGGAGCAGTTAATGTTGGAGATGTAAGAGTCTTATTAGTTAAAGTCTCTGTTCCAGCAAGAGTTGCAAAGTTACCATCTGATAAAGCAGTATTAAACTCTGCTGTTGTACCAGTTAATGTATTAGAAGCTAGGTTAATTGTTTTATTAGTAAGTGTTTCAGCACCTGCTACAGATACTAAATCAGCATCTGTAATAGCTGTATTAAGTTGTGCTAAAGTACCTGTAACTGTGTTAGAACCTAATGAAATTGTTTTATTTGTTAAGGTTTGTGAACCTGTTAAAGTTGCAACTGTAGAATCAATTGCAAATAAATTACCAGTGAGAGTTAAACCAGTACCTGCAGTATATGTTCCTGCACCTGAGAATTGAGTAAATGTTACTGGTGAAGTACCAATAGTTGTTACTGAAGCAGTAATTACCCAACCAGTGTCTCCATTGGTTGTACCATTCACAATAAAGAAGAAATCTCCACCATTTAGTTCTACTGTTTCATCTGCATTCGTTGCTCTTGTTAATACTGTACCACCAGTAGCCCAAGTATAAATACCATTGTGAGCTGTATTAGCTTGGTTTTTAATAAGGACTCTATCACCATTGACTAATGTGTATCCATCAAGTGTAGTTAATGCTGTACCTAAAGTTAAAGTAGCTCCAACACCTGAAGTACCATTATTGTAAGTAACTGTACCAGTTAAAGCTGCTGTAGTAGCTGCAGCAACTGAAGCATGAACATGAAGACCTGTAACAGCAGCATCTACATATTGTTTTGTAACTAGTTGTAAAGCTGAAGTAGGATCGGCAGTAACTGCTACTGAAGCTAGTCCAGTTAAAGCACCACCACTAAGAGCTGTATTAACATCATTAAAACCAAGTGTAATTGCACCTGTTCTTGTATTGAAAGAAGTTACAGAACCTGATGCTGTAAAAGCAGCTGGATTCCAAAAACTTCCATCCCAAATAAATAAAGCATTACTTGTTGTATTCCAATAGATAGTACCAGTTAATAAAGCATTTCCATCATTGTCTAGAGCAGGAGCACTTGCTTTAGCACCTAAATATCTATCATCAAATGAGTCATAAGAAGCTGCAGCAGCTGTTGCACTATTTGCAGCATTCGTTGCACTTGTAGAAGCATTTGATGCTGAAGTGGATGCGTTAGAAGCGGATGTACTTGCATTAGATGCAGATGTAGAGGCATTAGAAGCAGAAGTAGAAGCTGCTTGTGCATGATATTTAGCTGAGTATTCTCCACCAGCTACTGGACTTGCTGTTTTAGTAGCCCAATCATTTGCTAGTGAGGCTGAAGCAGCAGCATTTGTATCGCTAGTTGCTGCATTGGAAGCAGATGTAGCAGCGTTAGATGCACTTGTAGCTGCATTGGTTGCTTGTGTAGTAGCTGTAGAAGCTGAACTTGTTGCACTAGATGCAGAGCTAGATGCTGAACTTGCACTTGATGATGCAGTAGAAGCACTTGAAGCAGCGGCAGTAGCACTAGCCGCAGCAGCAGTTTGACTTACAAGGGCAGCAGCAGCTGCATTAGACGCTACTATACCTTCACTGGTAGCATCTGTTGTAGCATCACCTGGTCCACCTGGTCCTCTATAAATTGCCATAATTAATCCTTAAAGAGTTTATTAAATAATCCTTTTTTCTTCTCTTTGAGTGTTCCTGGCTTTTCTGCTACTTCTTCTTTAACAACTTTTTTAGCAGTTTCCTTCACAACTTCCCAACCTTGACTTGCTAGATATGTTTTTGCTTCTTGAGCATCTACATAAAGAGTTTGACCTGTAGCTTTTTCTCTGACTTGCATATTGATCTCCTTGTTATCTTTATGTTCACTCATTGAATAAACATAAAAATAGCCCCTCTTGCGAAGGGCTAAGTTGCATTAAGCAGGAACTGCTAAAGCGAAACAAGCTGTATCACGGAGTTCTTTAACACCGTAGAGTGTATCTGCAGTGTATAGAGTACCGAGGTATTCTTGTTTGTATTGTGTTTGTGAACGAACACCTTGTTGTTCAACTAACACAGCAGCGTCTTTATGACCCATTAGGGCAATACGAGCACCGCCAGTAGCAGTGTCAGCATTTGAAGAAACAAATACTGGAATGCCATAGAGTGAACCAATTTCACCGTTACGGATTGTGTTACCAGCACCAACTTCACCAACGAAAGATTGAGCTGTGTACTCACTAATACCCATTAATGTGTTTCTTGCTGAAGGAGGAATCAAGAAGAAACGACCTTCCATAGGAACATCAGCATCATCTAAGCGTTGTACAGTTCTACGGATACCAGCAGATGTCAATGCAGAAGCATTTGATGAACCTGATGTGTAAGCTGTAGTACCGTCACCACCGATGTAAGCACCACCGTATGTAGCACCAGTTGAGCCGTTAAAACCACGACCTAATTGGATTAATGATGTATCAACTTGTTTAGCTAAAGCATAACCAGCGTCATCTGTGTAGAAACGACGGAGTGATGATAAAGCTTGAGCTTCTACGATGTCTTCGATTAAGCGTGAATATTCGTAGTGTTTGTCGATTGATACAGCAACATCGCCTTCAACAGCTGCTTGAAGAGTTACTTGTGAATTTGCTGCCTTAATAGCTGCAACACCTCGTGTTGGAGAAGGAATGTGAACTGTGTCACCTTTCTTACCAACGAAAGACATTTTTTTGAATAAATTTGCAGCAACTAAATTCTTTTTGTACGCAGCAACAATCTCGTCACTCCAAATTTCAGGAATGAAGGTTGCTGCTGAGGTAATGGTTACATGATCTGAACCTAAAGCCATGATATAAATCCTTTTCTAAAAAGTTAAATTACACGACCCTCTCGATATGCTGCCATAATCTCTTGAGACATAGCGTCATACTTATCAGGATCGGATTGCATTAGTTTAATAATATCGCTTCGACGATATTTCTTCTTTGCAACAGACTCAGTAGCTCCTTGACTTCCAACATCAGCAGCTTTTAATTGCTGATCTCGGTCAACCTTGGATGTTTCTGCTACTTTTTTAGTGATGTTTTGTCTTTCAGTCCATGTAGAAAGAAGTTCTTTAGCAGAATCATAGTCAAACTGTGTTTCTGCTCTAGCAAATAGCTCTGTACGGACTTTTGAACTCTTAATCCACTCTGCAAACTCAGGAGATTGAACAACTTCACCTACATTTGGGAACTCACTCTTTAATTGTGCTAGTGTTTGCTCTCTTTTCATGAGCATAGCACTTTCTTGAGCTTGTTTAATTGCAGGATGATTGTCAATTGCCCTATTTACAGCAGATTTAGGTTCAACGAAAAAATCATCATCACTTACTGTTGCTTCTTGTGTCTTGGATTCCTTAGCTGTTTGGGTTTTAATAAAGTCATCCACTACTTTTCGTAGTTCACCTACTTCACTGCCTTGACGACCAATGAGCTTTTCAGCTTCTTGGTGCATACTTACAATGTCTTTTAGTGATTTGCCACGATACTTTTCAGGGACATCATCTTCAACTGGTTTAGTTTCTACTTTCTCTTCAACTTTAGGCTCCAACTTATCTGTTTTCACCATGTCGTTGAGATTAGAAGCCTCCAAATCATTTACTAAAACTTCATCTATTAATCCTGCCATATTATTTCTCCTGTGCGTTTAGCATTTTAGGAAAGAATCTCAAGCGGCATTCTGCTTGCGTTCTTTAGCCAACTGTTGTTTACGCTTTTTATCCCAAGCAGCGGCTGCACCTGGAAAGCTTCCTGACCACCCCTCTAATTTAACTCTAGGTGTGCTAATAAGTTTATTAGCATTAGAATTGCATTTGGGGCATGGAAAAGTTTGTGTGTATTCCGTTAGCTCTTCAAAGTGATAATCACAAGTAGAGCAGTGGAACTCAAACAACTTCTTCATTTTGTAACTCCTCATAGGCTTGCTCTGAAGCATCTTTTAGCGACAGAATCCATTGAAGTATATCTAATTGACCTTTTCGTTTGTGAAACTCCTCAAACGACTCGGCTGTATTTATTTTATTGTATGTATCAAATAGGTTTTGAGTGTCTTCTATGAAGTCTTGCCAACCTTTTGTAGCCATAGTGCTAAACCTGGCTTCATAATATTCTTGCAGTTCTCTTTCCATCTATTGCCTTTTTAATAAAAGTAGTGTATAATGAGAGTTTATAATACAATTATAGCATAGAAAAACTAATTTGTCAAGGGTTTCTTACTTGCTTCCATTTGTTTCTCTACAATCTTAAGATTTTGGTCCATATCAGCTTCTTTAAGCATTAATTCAGCTATTTTTACTCTTCTATCGAACTCTGCAGCGATTTTATCGTCCTCATTCGGTAGGTTTGTAGAGATAGCAGTCATCAATTTAGCTTGTGTTTCTTGTGGTTTAGTTTGTATATCAACCACATTTTTAGCTGCCATAGTCTTATTAACTTGTACTTCTGACATAGTTTTCTCAACTTTAGCTGCTGCATCTTGCATTTGTAACTGCATAGCAGCTTGTTGCATTTGTTGTTGTTGTGGATCAGGTTGAGAAGCCTGTGCAATTTGTTGTAAAAGTACATTCTTATTAGGTAGGCTAGAGTTAGCAATTACACCTTGGATAAGGATTGGAGTAATTGGATTATCTGAACCTAATGTTTTAAGTAGGTTAATGATTTGTAGTTGTTCTACTTCTCTTGCTAACATACCTAATGTTGAAGAAGGAATAAATTTCCAATCTTTAACTGGGAAC